TTTTTCAATGGTGTTTTTTTATTCATTTCGCTAATGTGTTCTTCAATTACCTTAGCTTGTTTACCATGAGCTTTTACTGCTCCTTTTAATTCATCTACAACTCCCTGTAGATTTTTATATTTCATTTTAAATGCCATATTATTGAAATTTATTTAGTATTATTGTATCAACAGAATTCTGTATTGTTTTTTTATCAGCTTCAAGTTGAAACATTATATTAGCTCCAAACCTAACTTTTTCTACTCCATTATCAAATATAACAACAGTTGGTATAGCTGTTATATTATACTTAGTTTGTATATCAGAGTTAGCCATTATGTCCAACCTATACGACTCACATTCTTTTAGTTTGTTTAATTCGGCAAATTGATTAGTTTTATTCCAATCAGCCCAAAATTCAACAGCAACAATGTCTTTAGCTATACGCTCTTTAAAATCACCATTAATAAAATCTTGACCCATAACAGTACCGCAACCAAAAGCAAGTAACATTATTAAGATGTAAATATAGTTTGAAATTTCTATTTGTTTAATCATTTTCTTAATAATTTTATTTCGTCTTTCAATTCATCTACTTCCTTAACTAACGCATCAATTTGGTTACGAGCCATTTGATCTTTCATATTAAACTCCATTCTAGTTGGAGGCCACGTGTTTGTAGCAGCCGGATCACCCATGTCAATTGTATATATACCTGTTCCAGGTTTTGGTAATTCTAAAGCCTGTTGAACTTTTGTTTCTAGTTCTCCAAACTTAGAGTTGATTGTTGCCATTAACCCAAAGTATGCTGATATAACCGTTGCAACAGCAACAACTATAGCAATTAAAGTTTTTATACTTATTTGAAACTTACTGTCTTCTGATAATTCTTTTGCCATTATTTTTTATAATAAATTTTACCGTTTTCTATATATAAACCTTCTCTTGTTAAAACCGCTTGTCCCTTGATATTATATATTACACTATTTTGTTTTGATTTATCCACTATCTCCATAATACTTGAGTTGCAAGGTAAACCTGAATCACAATCAATATATTCCACTATTTCTTCATATTGTATCTCTATGATAGTATCATACTCAACAACTGGAATCTCAATAAATAGTGTATCTAATATATTATCGTATATAATTATTGTATCAGTTTGTTGTATATAATCAATTTCGACGATCGTATCGTATTCAATTATTGTTTCATATATCGTATTATATATTGTATCAAATAATGTTTCATATTCAATTATTTCAACAAAAACTGTATCACATTCTGGTGGTGGAGGAGCGCAATCTGCTGGAGAAGTTGGAACAGCTCCATTCTCATCGCCTTCATCTACACAGTCTACCCACCCATCATTTAACCAAGAGTTCTGTACACATCCCATTGGTGAATATTGAGTCCAGTTTGCTGGATCATCTCCACAGTAATAACCTTGTGCTTCAGCACATGCTAAACACATTTCTTGAAAATCGTATTCTTGCGCATTGATGAACGAGCCAATAAACGCAAATAGTATTATAATATATTTCTTCATAATTTCATTTTTTAAATTTATTTTTCATCTCTTTTTTCAGGGGTTATTGGTTTTACGGTGCCATCTTCGTTTAGTTCAATTTCGCTTTCCCAATTAGGATTATTCTTACGAGCCTCTGTAACTTGTTTTTTCTTTTCTTCCCATGATAATTTGTTACCATCAGGATCTGTAGCACCATACAAATCCCAAGCTTTTTTTGCGTCTGCATCCCTTTTGTCAGTTATTCTCTGTTGTTCTTCTTCAGGAAGATTTGTCTCTTTTTTAAAGGCGGACCAACCTCTCATTTTAAAAGCCATAATTAAAATATTAAATAGTTAAAACCAAACTTCACTTCATATACTGGTTTTTCCCAGTATTTCATATGAGTCCCTTCAATAAACATCCCAAGTGATTTAGTAATCCTTGAGCCAAATACAATACCAGCATCCCATTCGATATTGTCATATTTTTCTTCTCCATATTCAAATGAATATTCATCTAAACCATAATGTAGCGGCAAGCAATTAGCCCAAACATGTAACCATAGTTTAGGTGTATATTTATAGTAAGCTAACCCTATAACAGCACTTAGCTCTCTTTGTAATCCTAACTTTTCTAGTTCACGTTCGTTAAATCGTGCAACTGCGTCTCCAAAATAGTGGTGGAAGAACTCGTCATTGGAGGTAGCGATCAGGAGAGAGTCTCCACCACTAACATCATACCAATTTTGGTCGATGTAAAATCCTTGTATCCAAGGTTCTGACGCGTACCCAAAGTCTTCTGCTAGGTCTTGAAAAGTATTTTCTCCTGGAATCCAAAAATCATCTATTGGTGTTACACCGTAAACAGGGTGTATTCTAGCTACAGCACCAACAGTAAAATCCCAATTACCTTTTGTTAATCTAAATCTAGTGTCAAACGAGCCAAACCTTAGGTTAACTCTTTGATTGTCTGTATACTGTAGTTTTGTTACACAGCTATTACCTAAATATCTTAACCAAAAATTTTGATTATTAAACTTTTCTCCACGTTCACGAATAAAAGAATAGTTAAGTAAGTATTCCCAACCAATAGCATTACCTATTGTTACGTTGTCACTTACTCCATCTTCAGTTCCGTAGTACCACGTTTTAACCTTATACTCATAATCCATTCGAGCTATTTTTCTTAAGCCAATCGTTAAATTATAATCATATGGGTTAATTTCTGTTACGTTTTCGTAGCCTTTATCTACAGCAATATAATCTTCTGTTTCAACAAAAGATGTACCCACTGTCATAGATGTATAAAGCGTTGAGTATTTAAAGAAGTCTTTTATTTGCCCAGTACAAACAGTACTAACAAGCAAAAATAAAATTAATATTTTTTTCATTATATAGTTTTGTATGTTATTGTTACTTTTTCTCCACAATCAATAGCTTCAGCTATACGTGGGTATATTCTCTTATATGCTTGAGTCGATTTACCTATAAAACCGTCCTTCGTGATTTGGTTGTTTTCTTGCGAGTCCCCAACGAGGAGACAACCAGCTGTATGCTCGTCAGTATTACCACAATGTATAAGTATATACTCAAAACCAGGCACATTAGTAACGTGAAGCATCCCAATGTGAATGTGAGGAAAGCGTTTTGAATACTTTGCATGATACCCACCAACTTTTCTAAGATCCAGTTCGTAGGTTCCATTTGGTATTCTCGTCTCGCCATATACTTTTTCATTTCGTTGTTCATCTTCTAATGTGTATGCTAAAAATTTTCTTTGTTTAAAACTACCATCTATATCATTACCTTGTTCGATGGTTTCAAATAATATTCCATTGGTACTATCAGTACCACTAGAAAATCTAATTACTTCTAAATTCATTTATTTAATTATTACGGTTAAATCTGCTGTTGTACTTGTGGTTATTTTTAAACTATACATTGAAGAATCAAACGTTAGATTATCTTCTAAAACAAGTGTTACTAACGGTGGTATTGTTGTTTCCGTTAAAGTGTATATAGTTGGGCTACCAGCCCCATCATCTAAGTATAGCGTTATTCTACAGTCGTCAGTTAAATCGTGGTTAACTATCGTTAATTTTCTAATAACACCATTTCTAACACCATCCTTAGCTATTAAGGTGGTTGTGGTTGCCGATGCTATGTTTGTGTATCTTGACATAGTTGTATTACGTTAGCGTTAATGTTATTGATTTAGTTTGACTACCCACTTTACCACCAAAATCCCTAGTAGCTGTCAAAGCTAAGGTGTACGTTGTAACACCTTTAACTGTTGTGGACGTTAAGTCTCCAAATGATAATGTTGTATTAGAGCCTACTGTTATAATTTTGTTTATATGCTCATTTGTTTTATCTAAACCCTCATCAAGTTTGTCTGCTAATTTTTTTAAAAAAAGCTTTTCAATGTCCATGTCATCTGTGTTAGACGGGATAACATCATCATACTTATTGTTTGTTTTATCGTCTGTAAATTTAGTTATAGCCATAATATTAATTTATTTATTACCAATACCCACTTATTGTTAAAGTAAAATAAAAGTTTGTAACACCAGCTGTAGCTGTTTTTCTTATAAAACAATATAGTACATCACCTTCGCTAAAAGAGTTGCTAGATGAAAAATCCTCTGTATGAGAGAATGTTCTATTAGATGTAGCACTAGGGGTTATATCACTAGTATTAAACATGTCGGTAAGGCTGACAGCACTAGCGCCACTAGATGAAGCAGCTTTTTTGAAATAAAAAGCAAACTCATTACCACTACCTCCACCACCAGTACTATGTGAAGTATACCCAACTATTTTAACATTTTCTATTGTACCATCTCTTGGCGCAATTAAAAACCCAGCGTAAGAATCATATTGCGATATACTTGAAATTGAGCTGTCAAAATTATTCCAAGCGTCATTACCATTTCTATATTGAAAATAATAACCAGTTGTATTGTTTACATTGGTTTTGTATCCACCAAAAGTATGATGCCAGTATTGTTTACCTTTAGTGCTCTCACTTACCGCAAGAACCCCGGTCTCATCAGGAAGTTGTAATGTTCGACTTGTTGTTCCATGGTAGCCATTCATTCTTGTACTATGACCCCCGGCATTTATCCAGGTAATATAACCATCGTTATTAACATCAATTGCAGCTTCTACATCCAGTTTTCCAGCTATTGTAGTTTCTGACGCTGTTCCATATCCTATTGTAACATTAACAGTGTTAGCACTAGCACTACCAAGTCCTGAAATAAAATTTCTTTGTATCGCACTACTACCATTGCTAGTCATTAAACTCCAATTAGCTCTTGCGGCTTCATCAGTGTGGGTAGCTTCTTCAATTCTCACGCTTATGGCACTGTATGCTTCATCATTATTAGAAGCATCTTTACCATCCCAAGATATCTCCCCTATAAAATCACCGTCTGTACCAGTTCTATTTTTGTAAAAACTAAATTTAGGTGGTTTGTTAGATAGAATAGTTGATTCTAATGTTAAAACTGGTTTAAGTGTTGTCGCTGAAACTATTTTAAAATCGTCACCATCCCAAGTTAAATTACTCTCAGATGTTACCGTTCCATCCCCATCATCAGTGAGTAATTGATTAGCTGATCCAGTGAAAACACCACCTAGAGTTGTTATTTGTGGTTGACTAGCAACCTGTATTATACCATTATTGTCTATAGCACTAGTACTACCCATAGTTAACGTTCCAGCTATTGTTGTTGTTGATGTTGCACCATAACCAATACCCGCGTTTATAACATTATCAGCCGACGCGTGTAGATCTAATGCTGCTCGCTCCGTTGGGGACGCAACTTTAACATAGACTCTACCTCTTTCAGAACTATTTGCGGTTTCAGAGGATTCAACTTCAATTTCAGCATATTGAGTCATGTTACCACTTCCTCCATCATCATCATTTCCTCTAAACTGGATTTTACCAACAGTGTCTCCGTCAACACCAACTTGTCCTCTATTATTTGTTAATTTTAAAAGTCCCGATGTAGTGTTATTACCTGTATTAATTATTTCAATCTGCCCAGTTGTAGAGTGAGTAAATGTATTTGTTACAGCTTGAGAGGTCAAAGCGGTTCCATCAAAGGTTAGATTAGCTTCAGCGTTTAAATCTGTTCCACCACTAGATGTTACAACTCTATTGTCACTAGCATTACTTATTTCTAAATCAGAAGATTCAGCTGACGCACCAATATCAGATAATACTTCTGCACCGGTTCTTATAGCAATCTCACCGTCCGCTTTCTTTACTAAAAAAGCATCTGTATCAGATCCAGCATTAGCAACATCCTCAAGGTAAACCTTAGAACGAAACCTAGATATAAAATCCCATATATGCTGGCCTATCCATTTCATATTTTATATTTCAAATCCAAAGTTTAAAATCATAAATCTAAATCTCGCACATTTACCTTTATTCTTACATTCCCAACACGGACAAAACATTAATTCAAATACCGTTAAGGTACTTATTCTCAATGCTAATTCATATCTATCTTTTTTATTACCTGCTTTCCAGGAATTAATCCAATTTATCATATTTTAAATTTTTTGTTATACTATTATTATTACACATTTATTGATGAGCATAACATCTCTTGTTTTTATTCTCAGTTTTATTCTTACATCTTTGACCATTAGACTTAGTGGCTGTACATCTATATTCTTTTATACCATCACCGTCTCTATCCATACCATCTTTAAAAGCTGCATGATGAAAACACTTCCATGTTTTAGCTGTTGTTTCCGTTGTTAAACTACATCGCTTGCCTGATGAATTTTTTCCAGAACATCTAACTGTTTTAATACCTTTTCTTTTCTTTTCAGCTTCTTCTTCTTTTTTCTTTTTGATTTTTTCTTCTTCTCGTTCTTGCTTTTTTCGTTCTTTCCCTTTTTCATAAGCAGCATCCTTTGCTGCTTCTAACTCCTCATCTTTAGCCCCCACGTTCCATCTACTCCATCCACCAAGCATGGCTGCTCTTTGCCACCACTCGTGATTACCAGTAACTAACTCTTCTAAATTATTAGCCTTGTTAACGATCCTAGCCATAGGGAAGTTTGTGGCAGCTTCAATAAAGTTTGCTGTAGCGTATAGTTCTGGATTTTCTATTCTTAACCCAATTTCCTTACTAACACCCTTAGCGTCGAACTTATCATAAGATGATATAGCTGAATACACTTTTCTAGCTTTAGCACCGATTGGTGGAGAAAGATTTATTGCCTCTATTATAGTGTTGGCTTGATCTCTTTTCCATCTAGGTTTATTTTTTTCAGCTCTATACTTTAAATACGTATTTTTAATAGTTGATACAGCCGCACCATAAACACCCGTACCTCTAAGCACCGTATCGAATGAGCCATTTAAAACTTGTAGTTCTTTTTTCTTTATCATCTCCTCTTGATCACTACCAAACATTAACCAACCTAACCCAGATTGAAGAGCATAAAACCATAGATTCTGTATTGACCCATAATATAATATTCTAGATATATTTTGTTTATCACTTCCTCTACGATTAACCAAGTCGGACAAAGCTTTCTTCATTAATCTAGTCATTTGCATTGGCGTATTTTGCCAAGCTAGTATTATTCTACCCATTGGACCAGCTTGTTGCTGCGATATTAAATCTGGTCTAGATGACTGCTGTGTTTGTTCTGCTAATTCCTGAAAATCTAACCACGCTCTTTCTTTAGCTTCTGCCTTAGATAAACCACGCTTCATATACATGTTTAATCTATTCCTATAATAAGGAGCTCCACCTAGTGCTATTGCAAAACTATCTGCAATTCTAGTTGGTAAAAATCCTTTTTGTAAGATATATCTCAATACAGCTTTGGGATTTTTCCCGCTAGTTTCAAATATATTTGCTAACTCACTAGCTGATACATCTATTTCTAAACCTGCTCTCCTTTGTCTTAACATTGGGGAGTTTATTATGAATGCAAAGTCTTTCCAATACTGAGGTTGATTAGCAAATGCTCTTGCTTGAGCTATTGGATTATTTTCAGCCCAGTTTGTGAAGTTAACTGTTGATATAGTTTGTAGTATTGCAGATCTCATATTTAAGAACATTGTTGCTCCAACTGATCCATTTATCCAATCCGTCCACTCTTTAGAGACACCATCTGTACCTGTCATTCTGTTAGTCCCGGTCTCCATTCTATAAAGCATATTTTCTAATGATTCTCTATACCACTTTCCATGTATAGATTGTATTTTGTTTAAATTCTCTTTAGAGAATATTATATTTTTATTTGCTATCCAATCTGCTAGAAATCCAGATCTAGTTTGTCCTCTAGTTATAGTATTTAAATCACTGGCTATATTTTCTATCTCCCAATATTCACTTGGTTTTATATAACCCTCATTTAATCTACTTATAGCACTTAGTGTTTCAGCATAATTAAGTAGCTTAGAATTATTATTAACGTGATCTACTAAAGTTTTTTTCTGAGCTTCAGAAATATTTGGAATCTCAAATCCTGCTTTCTCCCAAAGAAAAACTCTAACAGCGTGATTATTATTAAATGGTGTACCTTCTACATTTTTACTAAGATCAATATCTTTAGATTTTTTTCTAAGAGCACTATACTCATCGGCCATTTTTTGCTTTGTGATTGTTAAATCTCTAATACCAATAGCGAAAGGATCAAGAAGATTTTCTTTAAAAAACTTCATATCAGCCTCACCCTGCTTACCTCTACCTAAAAGCTTATATAAAAGTCCTTGGAAATCCTCCGCTGATGGTGGTACAAAATAGTCAAACTTACCTTTCCCTTTACCCAACAATCTAGCTTCAGCTAATGATATTTTTCTATTAAAATCTATACTAGATTGTCTAGATAACATTTTGTTTATTTCTAAAGATAAATCTTTATTCTTTTGTATTTTAGCTTGAACAACATTAGACTTAATGTCTAGTTGGTCTAATACTTTTTTAACAGCTTTTACGTTTGGCATAGCGTCATCTACGAAATACATATCGTTGTATCCTTCGGCAAACTTTTCTAACATCCATTTAGCTTTTGCGTTACCAGAACTATTAGCTAATCCAGTTATGTTTTCTATAGGAATATTTAATCCCTGTGATTTTAAAAACTGCTGTATAGCAATAGCAGATTCCATAGGTCTAGCTGTTAAAACAAACATATCTTTTGTTCCATATTTTTTAGCTCTTTCTATAGCTTTTTGCAAATATGGTCCTTCAGTTCCTTCAACAACTTTATTAAATTCTGAGAAATCAAATTCACCACCACGCTTTAATATTTCCTCACCTCTTAATGCAAACTCTTCAGCATCTATCCTAGTCTTCTCATAGCTTTTAATAAAATCATCTATCTTTACCGTGAGCTCTTTGGGCATTGGATCGGTCATTTTTAATTTATCGGTATTTATTTCCATGAATCTTTCACCAAACATTTCTTTAAACACCGGTTTGTTTTCTTGCACAGCTTTGTGATTTTTCTCAACAATAAAATCTAGTAGAGATCTTTCTTTTCTAGCTCTATTTCTAGCTAAAGCAACATCTAGTGATGTGTCAACGAACAACATGCTAACATCATATCCTTTGTCAGCGAATTCTTTTACTAGTTTCTCCATTGACTTAACAGACCCACCTGTACCATCAATCACAACTCCATCACCTTTACCTTGAAACTTCATCATTTTTCTCTTAGCAATACCTCTAGCTTGAGCACTTAATTTACCAAGCGTGCTTTTTTGCGCTTTAGTTAAATCCCTCATGTCTTCAGGTAGTCCTGAGTTTTTCTTTAACCATTCTAATGATATATCCTGGTTAACTATTTTCATTCCTAGTTTCTCAAGATTTAATTTACTAACGACATTACCTTTACCGCTACCAGCTCCACCAGCTAAGAATATAACTTTTCTACCTGGTCTAGGTAAACCACTAGGGTTTGGCGTTGTAACTCTAACACCAGATTTAGTAAATGCTAATGTATCGTCAAAATCAAAAGTGGACATTCCTCTTTTTTTATTTCTAGCCTCTATATAATTTCTTATATTCTCCACAGCTTTAGAAGCTGTAATTTTTTGTTTTTGTTTAGCAGCACTTTGTTGTCTTATGGCTTCAGCTTCCTTTATACTTTTATTAAAGTTTTCAATACCTTGCTTGCTAGTTATATCTATTTTGGAATTTTTACTAGTAATTTGTTTAGCTGTTGGTATAAATCTTAGACTAGTAGAAACCAAACCATTAGCATCAATTTTGCCTAACGGATTTTCTTTAGTTACAAAAGCTTCATGCTTTGTTGTTTCACCAGATATAGAACTTTTGCTATGACCCCAACTACCATAGAATTCTCCAGTTAGTTTAGTGGTGTTTAATCCGTGAGTGTTTCTACCTAAATGAAGAAGACCTCTGCCTAACCACAACATGTAGTTTGATGGATGTTTTTTGTACCTATACATATCCTCTATTAGTCTTTCTGTAAAAACACCTGTTGATCTAGCTTGATTATAGAGACCAGCTTCTAAAGCAGATTTAAACGCCCACTCGGGAATAGGACTATTGTGTTTGTTGAAGTTAGATAAAAGTGTTTTATCTCTTTTAGATATACCTGGGAATTTAGATAGTTTCTTGTAGTATTTACCTATCTCTTTCCAACCTTTTAAAGCGTCTTTAAGTAATTCTTCTACTTGAGCTCTGTCTCTAACTTTATTAAAGTTTAGTGTTGTAACCGGTAGCATTTTGTTGTTTCTAATATCTACACCACCAGTAAAACTACCGAGTCTAGCATTAGGCATTTTAACTTCAACATTGAACATTTTACCAAACAACTCTCCATGAACATCTGGTAAATCTCCTTTTTCAGTTTGTTTCTCTGTTAATAGTTTTAATCCATTTATTTCTTTAAACCTATCTATGATAAATTGTTCAAAACCAATACTACGCTTACGACCCGCATCTACTCCTTGTAATATCTCTTTAACCTTTATATTACCCTCATGATTAAATACCTTATCCTTAAGCACTAACTCTTCAAAAACAAATTTAGCTTCAGAATTTTCTAAATTCTTAAACTGCTTCTTCATTTCTGCGGTTAGCTCTACACCATCTTCTAATTTCAGTTTTTCACCTGACTTTGTTTTAAGATCGTAGACATTATGTAAACCAACTTCAGCTATCTTGTTAACTAAATCATACATTCTTTTTATCGATTGAGCACCAGCTTGAGTTAGCTCCATGCTAATACGATCTTTTTCAAGCTTCTTTCTTTGAGCTTCAGTTATCATTCCCTCAACATCTTTCTTAAACTGTAAACCTTGATTTCTGTCTATCTTATTAACAAACTGATCTATTAATGCTTTAGCCTCTATCTGACCCTCGAGTCCCTTAGATGTCATGTATCGATCAATAAAGGACTTGTCTGCTAGTAATTCTGGTATAACATCCTTAGTTAACGATGTTGATAGTTTTCTTAAAACGTTTTCTCTATTATTACCTTTGGTACCGGATCTTTCAACTTTCTGTCTTTTACCTAAATACTTGCTTTGCAACCAAGTGCTCCAGACGTTTGAGTCAACATTTCTTCTGCGCCATACATTTGGGAAACCAGATTTTATTTTCTTCTTATATTCAATATACTCAGGCATGTTAGTTCTCTGATCTTTTGGTACTCGCGAAAATGAATCATAAAGTTTTTTCATTTCTGGTAGTAAGTTTTTTCCAGTGGGATTATACTCTGTTTTACCGTGTATACCCATAAACTCCTCTATTTCTCTTTCAGAACTCCACTTGGATTTCGTAGGATGCTTTAACGCCTCTACAAATACTTGTCCTTGAGGCAGGTGTTTTTGCATGTCTCTAAGTTGAGAGATTGGTATAGACTCTAGTATAATTTTTCTATATTTCTCCATTTTAAGTGGAGTTAATACTTCAGACAGTAAATCATAATGAGTCCATTTTGTAGCCTCGTTTAGAGACTTTAAAAAATCTTTTTGTGAAATATCTAATGGTGATTTAGTGCTAACAGACATTAAATCCATTTGAACTTTTCTAAATATTTCAGCTTTGTGAACATCTTCTATACCTATTTCATTTCTAAGTTTAGACATTTCAATGTAGCCGCCATACTCCTCTTGTATTCTTCCTGCCTCTCTTTTTCTAGCTTCTACCTCTAATATATTTTGAGATTCAAACCTTTCATAATTATCTATAGATTCAATACTTATCTCTCTACCGTCCTCTGTTGTTATAGATCTAGTGACATCGGCTATTCTACCACCCTTTAATGTTTCCATTATACCTGGGTATCTATACTTTATAATATCAAATAAATAAGCTCCAATCTCTGGATTCTTAGCTGGATTCCAAGTGTTACTTAACTCAACTAATTCTTTTCTAAATGAATTAAAAAACTCTTCAGGTGAAACTAAACCCTCCTTACTTAACTGTGTGTTAAATTTACCTTTACCACCATACTTAGGATGGTTAGCCATATATCTAGCTACGTTAATATTATTATCTACTATATCATTTCTTAGGTCAGTTGTCTCTTTTACAAATTCTTTTTGTTTAGCCTTGTTTTCAGCTGTATCACTTGTTAATACCTCTCTCCAGTTTTTACCAAACTTTTGTTTAGCTCTTTCTATAACAGCATTAGATATGTTAGTATTTGTTTTTACTATCTCTGGTGAACCTGTCTTTAGATTTGGCACCATGTTATTGATGTCTCTATTTTTAGTAATATTACTTTTACCTTCAACACTACCAACTCCTCCAACATCTAAAACATTTTTATCTAAACCTCTAGTACCCATCCAATCAACAAACTTCAATAAGTCCTCCCCAGCTTTTTTACTATCAGCTTGATTTAAATCAAACTTATAGGCGTTTTTATTGAAAAATCTTATTACAGGAAATAAAGCCTTACCAACTCTTTGACTTAGATCTACACTAGGTTTTATTTTGCCTTTACGTACAAGCTCAGCTAACTTAGTTACGTACTCCTCGTAGTAATCTCTTTCTTCATTAACTTTAGCTTTTGATTTCTTTGTTGTTGTTGACTTACCATCTTTAGCTCTATAAACTAATTTACCATCCGGTCTAATATCAACAACATCATACTTATAGTTTAATTCAACTAAGTCCTCGACCATTTGTCTTTCTTCAGGCTTTAATTGATCTAACATGTAATCTATAACAGCTTTACCTCTTTCAGATATAACTCTTTCTTTTCTACCATCACGTGTTACAGTTTCTTTAAGATAGTCAAAAAGTAGCATGTGTGTTATTTCATGTATACCATCTGTTAAAGATTTATTTTTTAAAGCTCTTTCGCCATCTATAAATATTCTTTTTCCATCAGCGGATATATATGCGTTCATAGCTTCCTCCCATGTCCCGCCGTCTTCCTCAACCTGTTTTTTAAAATCTAGTGTTGATGGTATCTCAACGTATCTTTTGTCCTTAAAACTAGATTCAATAACCTTCTTTAAGTAAGCATTGTAATTCTTTGATTCTTTTGCAAACTTCTTGTTATATTTAGATAGAGACAAATCCATGTTTTCCTGTAATTGCTTCTGTCTTTCTTTTAATTTTTTTAATTGAATATCTACGTGTGATTTGTTTCCTGGGTTTTCTCTTGATTGATTACCTAGCATCATTTGCTGTAGTTGATTTTGAACCAATCTATGGTTATCCATCATCCATCTATCATACTCTTTACCCTCAAGCTTATAAACATTTTTAGCCATGTCACCAGCCACTTTTATAGCGTCGAACATTACTCTATAATGTGTTTCAGCATCTTTACCTGCTATGCCATTTTCAACTAAAAATCTCTCGAAATCATCATAACCCATTTTAGAAATCCTATCTAGTCCCGCTGCTGTCTTTTCTCCAGACAACATGTCTAAACCTTCTTCATAAGTCTTCTGTAAATACTCTTGATACTTCCTCTGACTCTTTAAGCCCTTCTGCATCGCGATAACATTGTTTCTGTTATGTAAACCTTTCGCTGCTACGTTATAACTATTTATATTAGCTTTTTCTTTTTCTATGGTTTTATTTAGATCTTGTATTTCTTGTTTACCACCTGGAGTTAATTTTCTCTCTCCTTGTAGTTGTTCTATTTTCTTTTGAGCGTTTTTTATAATTTTCTTAGATTCAGAAATCTTTTTCTTTTTAGCATTGGTTATATCTTCTGTTTCCCAACCATTATCTTCTCTTCTTTGTTCATCTTTTAAACTAAGTTTATTTTTATATCCTAATGTAATAACATTATCAGTGGTTATCTTAGCTGCTTCTTGTTCAAACGTTTTCTTTACTTTTGGTAAAACCTTTGGCGCACCCAATGCTGAGAAGCCTATAGTTGTAGCAACAAAGTGTTCAAAGTTTGTAATTTGCTTCCACTCTTCCCATCTTTTTTTACCTTCAGGAGAATCAGGATCAACATCGGTCCAAGGGAATATACCATTCTCGTAATCTTTATGAACCTGCTCTACAGCACTAGCAATAGTTAATAGTGATGATGCTGTTAAACCTTGACCAAGCATTTCACCACCTGTTATTGCGGCTGTTCTACCTGCAGCACCAACTTTACCAGTGTTTATTTTTAATGGTATATTATTAGCTACTACGTTATACACTGGTCCGTTTATCCAAGCTTTAGCGCCTGACTCAATATATTTTCTGTGAAATGCTTTACTACCAACATTAAAAACACCTCCAGCTGCACCCATTGTCATGGCAAAAAGTGGTTTAAATTCCATCCTACCAGTTTCTTTATTGTAGTGCATAGTGTGACCATCCCATAGTCCACTACCATCACCCATTAAAGCTTCACCGCCATACTCTGACATACCCCACTCGATAGGTGTTACCATCATAGGTACAACCACCTTATGCATCAAACCTTCATATACTCTACTATTGCTATATCCTGTAAAAGATTTATTTATACCTCTAACAGTAGGAAGTGTTTTTCTTACGCCACTATGAGCTATTCTATTTAAACTTTTTAAACCACCAAGTTTTTTAAATATAGCTATCTCAGCGAGTAGTGGAGTTAAGTTTGTTACGGTGTTTGTTGATAGATCAGCTAAACTTCTAGCAGCAGCCCAACCCGTGTCACCTCTACCGTAATAAGAATTATTACGTATGGGTTCGATGTCGTAATATGGTTTTAAATTATGCTCTATGTTATCCGCGATTTGACTTTTACTAAACTCGCTACCACCAACTAAATTCTCTCCAGTCCAAGCTTGACTTAAGCCATTTAATAACGTGTGATGATAAGGTTCTATGTCAGCTTCTAGTGGATTAACATTTAAATCAAGTGCCTTGCTATATGCTCTAAAGTTTTCTAATGATTCGTTGAATCTTTTAGCTATATCAGATCCACCTACCAACTTAGTAAATTCATCTCTGTCTAGAAGATTTTCTGGATTATAATTAGGAGTACCACCCATAACACCCGCATTCATAAGCATAGACCCTAGATTAGCACCGCTGTATCCTCCTAGATCAAATATATCCTCGCTACCACCTTCTCCCCAAGCTCTAGCTAACTGTCTCTCGTCATTATCCATACTATTGTTGTTTGGATCAATAAGAGCACCACCTATTTCTTGCCACCATCTCATGTGGTACTTAACTTCGTCTATATTATCATGAGCTAACTTAGATAGGTATAGCATTCTAAAGTACTCTTTTCTTCGCAGATCGATCAACCACTCCTCGTCGGTCATGTTTGTTTCATTACCTTCACCATCAGCTAAGCTTTGTATAAGTTGTTCATCATCTGATTTTGTAGCTGGTCTAGTTTCACCTGGAATTATATTACCCTCATCATCAACTTTAATCATTTCAGCTGAATTCTCAGGGTTTCTAATCCAGTTTATCTTGTTTAAACCAATGAACTTCCCAGTTTCTTTATCGTAAAAATCTACATAGTTATTTTCTTTTATTATCTTATCTTTCTTACCTTGTAGTTCTTTTAATAATTCACTAGCCGCGTCACTATCTATATCTATTTTATTCCCATCACCATCAACAGTCTTACCAGCTTTAGCTAGCTCTATTAATGTGCCTAGTTTTTTTAATTCTTGATCCTCTATATCAAAATAAGCGACATTGTTTCTACGTATATGTTTGTCTATTTCATCTAGATTGCCATGTTTTATGATTTGTCTTTTCTCTATTTCACCTACTTCACCAGCTTCTATTAAGTTGCTTAATCTATTTCTATTTTGCCATAAATAATTATAACTAAAATTAGTGTCTGGCTTACCATCACCATTGGTATCTATGGCTAAAGAACCATCCATATTTACATATTCCTTACCTGTAACCATAGATATAGGTTGCCATAACTTAGCGTTATTTATTCTATTTTTCTCTGTAATACCTTGATATAAATCTAATTGATTACAAAACTTTTGCATAGCCTCTGGTGATGAAGCATAGCTTGCTAAATCTTGATTCTCAGTAAAAGCGTCTAAAAGTGTGGAGTTTAATTTTGTAGCAAATTCATCATCTGTTTTGTAATTTATATGATTAACTATATCTTGCGCTATAGTCTCGTCAATACCATACTCCATAAAATTAGTTTCCACTAAATCACCGCTTTGATGAGTTAGTTGAAAAACATAACCATCATCAAAACCTAATTCATCATTTCCAATTGAAACTTTTACCGCGTCATTACCAACAACAGCTTGATCAAATTTGACTGGTTGATCTTTATATATTTCATTTAACGTTTCAACGAATGTTTGCTCGTTATTTAAACCAAGTCCAAACTTGTTATTCACGGCTTCCTCAGATGATCGTTTTAAATCACTTCCTGTTATATTTAATTGTTTGAATTGTTCAGATAGTGGTAAATCGTAAGTATTAGGAGTTTTCTTTTCAAACTCACCCTTACCTTGCCACCAATTTTTTAAAGTACTTTGAACATCACTTATTGATTTATCTTGAAACGGAAATGGGGCTATACCATGGTCTTTTAAAAAAGATTTATTTTTTAATCCTTCTTGCTGCTTTTGTTTTTCAACCTTGTAACTACTTACAGCTGAGTTCATCAACTCTTGTATTTCATCGTCGTTAGAAACGTTAATTGTATTACCAGGAACTTCCATTATTTTTTTAATGAAGTCCTTGTCATTTAGCAATTCCTTTATTTTATCTCTAGTTACACTTTCTTTACCTACAGTATACGATGGTTTACTCCCTGGTGACCCCAAAGAACCATCTTCCAATATAGATTCCGTATTTTTTTGTTGATTGTTTTGGGACAGACTTGTCCCTTGAGACTTTCCCGGCTCATCAGTTGTTAGAGTGGGATTGTATTTGCCGTATTTATTGAAGAAAGCTTCTTCGTTTTCTGATGAAACATTTTTATATACTATTTCACCGTTCAATTTGAATTGATATCTTTTCATACTGTATCGTTAGTTACCCGTGTTAATAAATTTATTTTATGCGAATTCGTTTTCGTCTTTTGAATTATTTTGTTGTTTTGGTTTTCCATACAAAAAGTCATACTGACTTTTAACGTGCTGCGCAAAATAGTTAGTTAAGTATTCGTTTGTTAGTTCATCATCTTTTAGTAATTCATCTGCTATAACTTCAGCTTCATCACTATTTATACCATCACTAACTTTAACAGACCCTAAGTTTTCATCTATATTGCTAATCATTTCATCTGTTATACCTAAATCAGCGTAAGTCATCTCCTGCAGCCTACCCACAAGATCTAGTTTAAAACTACCGTTTTCCGTGGGAATATGATTGTCATTAATTAACGAATATCTATTTCCTTTTAAAACTACTTCATTTCTTATTTTAGTAGCAATATCATACATATCTAGCTCTCCAGCATCCTCATAAGATCCCAACATTTGAGCGTAATCTATAACACCATTAATAACATTCCTGCTAGACACATCAAATGTATTTTTATCAAGAACTTTTCTCATATCATATATTGACATAAAACTTCCGTCAATTATATAACCAGCCATATCACCTTGCCAAGTCATTTTCTTTTCACCATTCATAGCGCTACTAAATTCTTGACCCAGTTTACTTCGTTTAAATTTTTTCCAACCAGCTCCAGTTAACTCTGAGGTGTTATTAATTAAAGCCATGTGATCTCTTAGTTCTATAGAATCATCAACTCTAGCTCTAGCATCAGTAATATATCTTTTATACTTACTCATTAACTTCTCTTTATCAATATCTTCATCACTATCTTGCACTTTAATATATTCTTCTCTAAGACCAGTCATGAAATCGTGTACACCGTCTCTTTCGTTTTCCGGTATCTCATTAGTCTTCTGTAACCACTCTTCAACTCTCTTATCGAAGTTGTGTTCTAAGAAGTTGTCTATATCTACTTGACTTACTTGTTTTTTCATATAATATTAAATTACTACGTTGTTGTAATGTTACCGTAATTAGCTGTTGGACTATTTGAAACATTTGTGCTACCACCACCAATACTGGCCATTTGCCCCATTAAAGCCTGCCATCTAGCATTTGCCTCCTCTCTTATACCCTTGTCTTTTTTTATTTGATCTTCATAACCAGCTCTTTTTAGTTTCTCCATATCCATTAGTGTTGCATATTTTTTAGCGTCAAACAAGGCTGTTACATTTCTACCTGATCTTTTTAAATTATCTATTCTTGCAGCTGCCTGAGCTGAATATGGATTTATATTTTGAATACTAGATGCTGACTTTTGTGCTGCTTCCATACCCATTTGTGATAGTAATTTTACTTTATTAGCCATACCACTAGTACCACTAGATCCAGCTATACCACCTATCATGTTAGCTTGGTTTTGTTGAAACTGATCTCTACTAAACTCAGCTTGTTTAGTTAGATCTAATTTTAAGTCAGCAAACGGATTAGTTAAATTAGAGTATGGATTGGATACTGTTGTGCCTTCGAATATATTACTAAATCTTGTTAAATCTCTTCTAGCTTCCTCCTGTTTTACCCTAGACATCCTTATTTTTCTCCACGTTTCTCTTTGGCGCTGAAGATGTTTTTTTAACATCGTGTGCCCAATTGCTAAAAATCCTATCATATTTTATTGTTTAAATTACTACTGTACTAACTAGCTGCGGGTGGTGTTGAACCACCACCAAATGATCCACCTAAACCCATACCAGCCGCTGTCATCGCACCTTTAAATATGGATCCCCATTGACTAAACGCATCTTTACTAGCGTCCGCATCTATTTGTAGCTCATCATCTAGGTATTTAAATACTTGATCTTGAGATACACTCATTAATTTCGCCATTTGTTGTTGAGTAAACTCAGCTTCCATGTTTTTTCCAGAAGAAGCTAATCTTTCTAACTCCATTTGTTGTGATGCAGATGTTAACATGTTTTTATTAACCTGTTGGTTAATATCAGCAACTGATCTTTGTTTAGCTATTTTTCCTTGTTCAACCAAAGATTGTGCTACACTAGATATATTAGCTGCGCCAGTACTTCTACGTAATGTATTTAATATGTTTGACTGGCTTTGTTGTAGTGTGGCTCTTTCAAAATTAGCTCTTGGTTGGTTTATAGTTAAATCCTCAAACTCATTCTCCATATCTCTATATGGATTTGAAATCCTTATGTTTGAATAAACGTTTTTAAATCGCTTGAATTCAAAATCCGCAAGTTCTGCCTGAGCTTGTGTCTTCAACATCTTTCTCTCTCTCCAATTTTTAACGTTCTCCGCTTGTTTAAATAGATCTCTTACGTAGTCCATACCATGTAGGTCTTGCGTAGATTGTCTTTGATTTCCTCCTGGATAAAACCCCATATTATAATGCTTTAATAATAGTATAGTTTGGTCTAGGATCTATTATCCCACCAAACTTACCTCTTAAGTTAATAAATTTTTTACTCCTCACCATAGTAAACATGTTTTTAAATCCTAAATTTTCAGCCACAACTTGTAGTGAAATTATTAATTTTTCTAATGCAGCATCTCTCTTGTCTCTACCTCTGTATTTAGGATTTGATATTACGTATTCTAACATAGCAGCATTAGAGTTAGTTTGATAAATAAAACCAGCAATAACAGGTATGCCGTTGTCTTCGATCATTAAACCACCAGTACCGTTGTCTGGTAAAAAACCTTTGTCTGGTGCTTCTACCCTAGGCCAATAATCCCACCACTGTTTTAAAGTATCCCAATCACTTTCTTTTAATTTCCTCGAAATTAATTTACTATTATTCATATTATATTTAATTTAACTATGAATATAGTTACATTTTTTGCTAATTATTTACTACTTTCAGATATGTCGCATCCAACAGAAAACATTTCAGTAGCTGACGTACTATTGTTTTTAAACTCAATTAAACTATAATAACCTTTTACAGCAGATACATTAATAACGTTGTTTTTACTAAAGAAAATAAAATCATTTGTTGTTGGAGGAGTTAAATCAGATTCGCAATCAACCACTACAATTTTTTTATTATAAGTTGGATTGTCAGTTTCACCATCATTCAAATACTGATTTGTGTCAGTTGTTATACTTTCAATAGTGCCGACTTGTACAATTGTATTACTAGACACCTCAAATCCATCAGACGTAGTAGTATTAGTGTAATATACAACATCTCCCACCTCCATTGAGTTATTTATTTCGTCAAAAGTTAAATCTATATAAGCCATAATCTATGATGTATAATTAAATATTTTATCAAAATCTATTTCCATGGTCACGTCTTCAATACCCCATTTGATTATATTTAACGTACCAGATATTAATATTGTGTTACTACCTTCAGCTCCTAGGGTTATATTTGTTATATCAACTTCCATACCACCATTGAGACTTGGTATAGTGTTGGTCCAGTTTGACCCATTTGTGTACTTCCCATCAGCTCCAAACTCAGGTGGAGTATTCGCGAGAAATCTAGGTGTTTTTATAATTTCAAAATCCTTACCACCTGAGGCTGTTAGTAGATAACTAAAATCAACAGACTTTATAATAGATGGGTTTCTTTTAGTTGCTTCATCAGAACTAATAGAAGCTATACCAGCATATTTTTTCTCGTGATAATGAGCTGCTCCTGAACCTAACGATGTTGCAACACCGTTGAATTGAGTTATAGTATAAGAAGTACTTCCTGACGCTTTTAATGTTAATACTGGATCTATATATTGATTTATAACACATCCACTTTTTAATTTTGTTAACATTTTACTACTATAAAGAAGTACATCTCTAAATTCATCATTGTGTAATCTTATGGTATATTTTTTAGATCTTTTAAATTGAACTTCAGCATTGTCAGCAGCTGTTAAATTTGGAGCAACTGTACACTCGTTTTCGTCATCACCGTCAGGATTAAGATGTGTCACAACTATTGATGTTGTTTCATCGGGAGCAGAAACTAAAATTACTCTATCACCAGCCTCAACATTACTTAAATTATCAAACTTTATCTTATCAGTACCACTAGCTGCCATAGACCCGTTAACAGCTGTTGACCTAGAAATAACACTTGGAAAATCTATGTTTATTTTAAAAATACCATCAAATGGTATTTTCCACCTTAAAGCTAATGTTTCTTTACCTTCACTATCATAAACAACACTAGTTGGCACAGGTGAAAATGAGTACCCTGGGTGCTTTAATATAGCGTTTGTTGATAAAACATTGTTACCCACTTCATCTGTTATTGACAATCTACCCTCAACACCTGGTGTTCCAATTAGTTTAATCACTTTTGATTCACCATTTTTATTAATAATACTTGCTCCATAATCTATATCAACAATTGTATTACCAGTGTTTCCCTGAGAAAATATTGGCTTAGGTTGGGGAAGGTCTTTATATATTAAATTAGCTGTAACGCCGCTCTGCTTGCTAGTTGATTTAGTAACATTATAAATTAAGTCAAAAGTGTATAATATTGGGTAGTTATTTTCCCTATGATGTCTATCTCCACTATCTACTTTTGTGTTTTTAGTACTTATCCATTTTAAAGTAATATTACTATTAGAATTTAAAGATGGTTTGTTTTTAAAAAATCGTCTAGGATTTTGTGACAGTGTTGCTATTTCAATGGTTGCCACCGTTGTTCTACCTTTTGTTTTTTTAAACCCAATTATATTATAGATTTTCTGCTCTTGTTTAGTACCACCATATTTTACAGACGAAGTTAGTCTATAAGGGGGTTTCACAGTGAAGGTTATATCACCAGAATTATTATTAATAATATCTATTATGTCTATTGAAAAATTCATTTAAAAATTATTTTATCCTCCTACCGTTGATCCACCACCAGTTGTAGTGTCTCCTTGGTAATATATTGATGATACACTATATGGCTCTCCAACACCTTGGACTGTAAACTCACTTGTATCTAAGTTGCTTAAAGTAGTTTCTACACCATTTATTTTATTAAACCATTTACCTTCTTTTTCTATGAATTCAGGAACAGTACCACTTTGTTTGTCAGTTTCTATAGAGTTTACATACCAACCTGTTTTACTGTCTAAATTATAAAACTCGTTCGTATCAGTGGTATTTTGAACAACTTTAGCTTGAGAACCTTCATAGTTGATAGAGTTGAAAGATTTAATTGTGCCAGGTGAGTCATTAAATAAAACTGAAATAGATGATTCATATGAGTTTGCATAAAACGTATTATAGGAAGTAGAAAAATAGTGTTTCCACATAACATACATGTTAGATGTTATATAAGAACCACTAACTGATCCACCATTTAAAGGAATAAATGATTTAAAACTAACCCATCCCTTAGATTCTTCACTAAAAGATATTGTTGTATCATAATTAGAATCTCCACCGGTTTTAGTTAGTGTTAAATTATATTCTCCACTAACTGCGTCAAAGGTGCCTAAAGCCCTATCGGCTAGTTTTAAATTATCTCTAAACCACGTTTTCATTCCCACGTTTGATATAGGTGTTAAGCCATCTCTTGATAACCTTAACACAGCACCTCTTTGTTTATCTGTGAAATACATTCTGTATTGATCCCAAGCTAATGACTCTGGGTTTTTAGATATTCCATAATCACCAACAAATGGTACAGCTTGTCCTAATACCATTTCAGTAGCAGTTAACTGAGGGTTTCCGTCAGCATTATACAAAGCATCTTTATTTGATAAAACTTTTAATATTTTATCTTCAGTAAAAACAACAACATCTGTGTCTCTAGTTTTTAACCTTTGTATAGAACCATAAGATGGATTTAAATCTTTAGTTATCTTCTGAGACATGTTGAACTCATTTAAATTATTCACCTCTGATGTAGAATTGTATATTCCGGAGTATATCAACCCACTAGTCTTGTTTTCTTTTCTATAACCAGAGAACGTGGATGAAACCCTAACCCCGTTATCTATTTGTGGAGCATTAAATGTATCTCTAATTCTATCTGATTCTACACCATTACCATATGAATAACAATTAAACCAATCTAAGTCAACCTGATATTTCCACGCATTTTTATCAATAGAGTAATAACCAGTTGGTGGATGTATAAATTCGACTTTAAATTTTCTACCCATTTGATTGGCTCCAGTGGCGCTATTAAAATCTTCCCAAGTTTGCAAAGTACCATCTGATTTCGTCCAGTAAAACGGTGTGTCTGTAGCGCTGGTTACTTTAATCTTAATGTAATCGCCGTTGTCATCTGGAGGTAGTATTTCTTCTACTACAATTCCTGGTGGAGCTATACCTGTTAAACCATCTGTAACTTCATCTCCAGTGTCAGCATCTATTTCCACGTAACCAACCATCTGCATACCAACCTCTAAGGGTGCGGTTCCTGAAACATTTCCATCTATTTCGTCTTCAAATATTGTTATTGTATTTATGTAGTTACCAGCGGCAAAATCCCAATCATTATCTCCACTCGTTACAACATTACTTGGCCAACCATCAACATTTGGATTAGCTTGTATTGATCCAACGTGAGAATGAATCGGAGAAAATCTAGTCCCTATAATATCACCATCAGTATTTGTTGTGGTTATTTTTTCATAAAACCCAGTTATTTTTGATCTAGTTCTAGTTCCATTTTTATGATGAAAAACAATATAATCACCTACATATATACCATTACTTTGATCAACCTCCGTACCTGCTCCATCTATATTTGTTATATGCACTATTGGGTCTCCAATACCACGAGGAGATTCTCCATTTATATCTGATGGTAAAACTGAATCTGTATTAAATAAGCGAGGTTTTGCTATTATATTAGAAACTATATTTGTTGGGTTGTTAACAATGTCAAGAGATTGAGCTAGAGGTAAAGTAATATTTTTTATCGTGTCTTGGTCTGGTCTCTCAATAGAAATACCACACTTCATTGGTACAAAATTATTTATATTTTCCTCATTTAATACTAGTGGTAGCGAGCTAGATCCCTCATAATATATATCTAAATCTGTGTCTTCTTTTGGTTCTGTCTCAAAAACAGCCATATCACTTAACACTATTACTTGACCACCACCTATTCTCGTGTGCCTAAGTATTTCAATACCCGTAGATGCTGTACCATCATGTCTAACTGTTCCCCTTGGATCAAAGCTACTAACATCAATTCCATCATGAGTAACATTAGTACTTTCATCAACCTTTCTAAAATTAATTCTAAAACCTAATCTAATATTGTTTCCACCATATTGACTAACCTCTATATGGTCGTAAGTACTGTACCAGTCCATGTCATTCGCCGCATCCACGTAGTCTTCCGCCATTAAAACTCTATATATGTTGTCGGGATCGCCAGTAAACCTAAAAATAGTACCTGTTGTTTTCATTTTCTCCATGAACTGTCTGTCAGCGGTATTCATTGAGGCGTAAGAAGCGTACCCTGTTACAGCTAAACACATTCTACCTAAGGTACCAGCGGTAGGTGTTGTGGAGGTTAATCCATTGTTTGTCATTATTTGATTGGTCAATTGACCATCATCTAAACCAGTTGGTCTTTGATTAGCAGCGGTACCTATAGTCATAGTTCTAAATTGTGGATAGTCATCATAATCAACGTAACTTCCTTGTCTAGTACCTGCTATTGCAGCGGCATCAATAAAAGGTCTACTAGCTCTACTAGCTTTTCTTGAAGACCAAAAACTCTTTGTTTGAGCGTCCCAACAGTACCACGCAAATCCACCACCTAATCCACTTACGGAATTTCCTCCAGCTGTAGCGTTTAAATCAGTATTAGCACTAGAAATCGCTTGTTCTTGTGGGACTATCATTATTATATTAGGAGCATCCCAATAATAATATTCCCATGAACCATCATCATTCATTAACCACGTTTGATTACCTTCACCACCATTTAACATACCCTGCCAGAACGTTAATCCTGAAAATGCGTAATAAGAGTCAGCATATACCCCACCAGTTGATAATTGTCCTGATAAACTTGAGGGACCCTGGTTTCCATCCCAAGCATATGGTGAACCACCGTTTGAGAAACTAGTCCATTGATCTACTTCGTTAAAAGCATTATACCACCAACCATCACCCTGTCCCCAAGCCCAAGTTGACTGTACGCCATCTTGAAGTAATTGAGCAGAAGTAGTGGACTCACTTTCAATGTAATCTACATTAAAAGATCCTATAGTAACGTATTGTTCAGTTGTAACTGCTTCTTTTAGTACATTTTTTCGAAGCGAAGGATCTATCTCAATTTTAACAAAAAATCTTCCATCAAATTCTGGAGTGTTTTCAATAATCTCTTCTTTGAATTCAAAATGATAAGTCAAATTAGTTACACTTCCTGTATAATCTAAAGATGTATCATTTAGAAATCTTTGCACCATGTTTGCTTCATCCCCAATGTCCTCAGCATAATATATGTCAAAGTAATCAGAGCTCGATGTACTATTACTTAAACCAGTAGATCCAGCATGTTTGTAGTTAGTTATCTCGATCCATCTAGTATATTTTCTAACATTACCTGCTGTACCACGAACTCTAAAACTAAGTTTAGACGCACTCATTGATCTAGGTCTATCGTCAATATTGTTTGCACCCATACCAAAAATACCTCCCCAAACATTAGTATCAATAGAGAACATTCTACCTTTATTACCTGGTGTTATTAAGTTATCTGGAATAGTATTTGTAACATCAACACCGTTACCAGATGACCATATTGTAGTCCCAGTTGCTCCGTCACCTGGTGTTATTTGAACATTACCTATATCAAGGTGTTTTGTTTTTATATAATCTGGAGCACTATTTGATATTGATATTATTTTATATTTAGAGTTTTCCTTAACTGGTTTCGCTTCTCCATTTACACTTTTTAGTATCAAGTATGTTTCTTCGTCAACTTTATTTCTGTCTGTTGATTGAAATGATAACCACACTGTATCCTCTATATCATCAGCATAATACCAACCATTTAGTACTAAATTGTAATACTCGTTAGATGTTTCTTTAACATAAAACTTAACATAGTCAGCCCAGTCAGGTGGGGCATTGTTTAAATTTATTGGATTATCCCATGTTTGTTTTAATCTAAAGTAGTTTTTAGTATTACAAAACTCTTTGTTTAAAGATATATCTCCCGTTAAACTAGAATAAGTATCTAAATATCCAGATGTATAACCAGACGTGAAAACAGGTGTTTCTCTACCATACTTATCCCCAAACACCATTCCCCACTTGTAGTCTCTCATGGATTTAATAGATTTGTTTGGATATTTTATACTAGTTATTTCTTCGCTAATAATCTCTTGAGTTAAACCAACTGGTAGTTGTACATCATAACCCTGGACATAGTTACCAAATAATAATCTATTACCTGTTATCTCTTGACTACTAGCATATCTTGGTACGTTATCCCATGTTCTTAATATTTGATCGTCTGATATAATAGTGTGAATAGCTTCAGATGTTATATGTAGTTGTCCAGATAAGTTTCCAGTAACATCGTTGGTGTTAGGTGAAAACAACTCCCACTCTGCGTCAACACCTCTAGATATTGTTTTCACAACATAACAACTAGCTGAATTTGTTGCCTTATATAGTATGTCAATACTTTTTACGTCTAAAGGTTTAGTTTTAAAAGGAACAAAATCTTTTATAATAATCTCCCTAACATTATTTTTCATTCCAGCATTATGACCACCTCTAGATTCATATTCAAAAAACCCAGGTAAAAAAGCTAATTCAGACCAAGGACTAAAAGTAGAGTACTCCCCGTCTTCATATACATATCTATATGCAAATCTACCTAGCTTTAATTCATATAGTGGTTCTTTTTGCTTTAGTGACACACTCCAATCTGTGACTGTGTGATCTAAATACTCTGTTGGAAAGCTAGAAATCTCCACCTTAATTGTATTAGTGGCTTCGTAAACCTCATTCTGATCATCGTCTAAATAAGACATAAATCTACATGTAATCCTAAGATCTACCTCTAACAAAACTGTTGATTGGTCGTCGTTATATTCTAAGTAAGAAGAATCAAAGTATAAAATATCGTTTACTCTAAAAATAGTAGAATCAAGATTATCACTAGTAAATATACGTATATCATTTACATTTAATCCACTTGTTGAAGATTGTGGTGTAGATGAAATAAAAGGACAACCAGTTATATTTACAGTTGCCGCTCCTTGACCTCTATCTGTTTCATTTAGTATTATTGATGGTGCGACAAGTGGTGCTTTCTTTATAACAGTTATATGTTCTTCTTTTATACTATCATCAATTTTATCTCCTTCAAAGTCGTAAACCTCTAGTTCTGTTATTGGTATGTATTCATCAGAGTCTATGTCCGTTGGATCGCTTACAAATAATTTTGTATGTGAATATGTGGTTGTTCCAGTATTTAAAAGAGAGACGTTAAATACATTTCCGTAAACAGCACCATCCGCTGGTAATGTGGCATTTGTTCCGTAAAATATAATATCTAAAGTATCTGTGGTTGCTACAAATGACTCAGTATGAGTACCAGATCCAGTGAGAGAAGTGTTTATATCGATAGCGTTATTTAAGTCGGAGGTTAGCGTACCTGCTGTAATTACATAGTCAAAAGAAAATTCATAAGTATCACCAGGTATTAAACCTGTTACATTTTGTCTTACCTCACCGTTATTATCGTCATAAACAGGATTCCAATGTTGTAGTCCTACTAGCGTTAAAACATTTACTCCGTCGCTATTTGTGTAGACACCCACAGATGGGACAGTTTCTCCACCTAAGTTTACAGCATTTGTTGTAGCCCAACCCACTAAGGGATCGTTATTAGTGTTCAGCGTTATGTCTTCTGAAAAATCACCATTAATAACATGTTCATCAGCTACAAAAGCAGGTGTACCAGCTTTACATCTATCTATATTTATTTTTTTTGGCTCACTATCACCATCAGTCCATATAAGTAGATTATCAATAATATTTATTGCTGTTATCTGTGAATCGTAATTAAAATTTAAAACTCGTGGGCTTGAAAATTTAACCCACCCAGTATTATCAGTAATTAGCGTACTAACATCACTATCATAACCCGTATGTAAAGTAATTACAGTATCATTAGTAGTATTAACATATACACTCTTAACAAAAGCTCCAGGGGTTTGATTGACTCCTTCAGCGTTAAAAATCTCCATCTTCATTCCAGGCCTTATTTTTTCCTTAAGAACAATATCTGTTATTTTTATTTCTTGCCACAAATCACCTTCAGTGTTATATCCAGTTATTGAACTACTAGCTGTGAAAGCATTTTGAACTGAAGTAATCAACGTGTGCTCATCAATAATTACTGGAGTTGTTGTTCCATCAACATTCTGCTCTACTATACCATCTGTAAACACCCTTGTTTTATCTTCAGTTAAAGAAGTTATACTACTTAAAGATATAGTACCAACACTTGGTGCTGCCATGAAAAAATATATATTATCGTTTTTTTCATCAACAACACTACCTACTGTTTGTGTGAAAAGATTTGTACCTGGAAGCCCCACGTATTCACTAAAAACACCTATATTTGAGTTACCTTTTATACCTTGAACAGTACCAGCAGCATCCCCATCTGTTGTTCTAACCTGAATATTTTTAGCGTCTCTATACTCACCGTTTGGAACAATTCTCTCATCGAGATCTTTGTTCATTTTACCGCCTATAAAAGTGTGTTTAATTTCTGGCATAATATTATTTTATTGGTTTACTTAAACCCTTAAGAACTTGAGTAAACTCTTCTATTTTAATATTTGATAATCTAATTTTCGCTTTTCTAGTTTCAGCAAATCGTTCTTTTCTATATCTAGCAACTATGTATTCTGGTATGTTGGATCTTGTAGATAAAATAGCATAAGCTATATGTTTGTAAACAGCTTCTTCACAAAATTTATGTACAACCATTTCTTCATCAGTTCCAAGTCCATCACTAACATACTTTAATATTATTGTTTCTCCAGCTAATGATGATCCAAAGTGAATAGTTCCAGTTCTATTATCTATAAAAAACGTACCGTTAGCCTGAGTGTGTTGTGGATCTAAACCATACCTTCTTCCTCTACTATCTATTTCAATGTCAGTCGTATCGTCACTATAAGCATCTGAAGGTGTTTGATTTTGGTAATTTTTAAGAGTGTCACTACTAAATGGTGCATTATCATTTTCAAGAAACGGATTTACAGCCGCTACACCATCGTCATCTTGTTCGTTTAACCCACTGTCACCAATACTATATGTAGTAACTCCAAGGGTGGTTTGTTGTTCTATAGGGAATGGATTTGAAGTTTTATTTGTAGGATATAATATTCTTTCTATACCATTGCTATCTGATCTAACTACTTTCACGTAGTTAACATAATCATGCGGTAGAGGCATTCTTAGAGTATTTGTTACTTCTATCTCCTGAGACTTGATTGATTTAAATACATCATAAGACAACTCTTGTATAGCACGCATAGCATGAAACTGTACATCTGTTCTATTTACCTTTGGTATTATCTTGTCTTCACCAACATAAGCTATCATAAATGCGGTAATGATATTATCCATTGTTGTGAATTGATATGTACCTTTAACGGACGTTGTGTTATAATATGTGGATTGATTTAGGTTGTCTAATAGTCCCATAATTAATTATTTTGTTCTTGTTTAGTCATTTGCTTATCAACCATAGCAGCTTGTTGTAAATCTGGTCTATTTATAACTATACCAGCTAACTCTAATATTCTAGTAACTAAAGTTTCTTCTTCTGAAGCATGTAATTCAAAATCAGTGCTATTTGTTGAGCTATATAATGCTTTCTCATTAACAACTACGTAACCCCATTTTGGTAGCTCGGGTTTTTTAAAGTAATTAACAGTAAAGTTAACTCCTTGTGTAACAACGCCTAAATTAACTACAGCTTGAGTTGCTACTGGGGTTGGATACAGTGTTACACTACCAGCACCTTCTCTAACGTAAACAGTTCTATTAATTGTTGCTTTTGTTAACGGGTGATTTTCAGTTAATAGTATTTCTTTTTTACTTAATTCAAAAATCTCACCTTCGTTTCTGTGTATGCTTTCTATAGCATATAAATCATTTGGAAGAGCTAGTGTTGGAGAAATAGCATCATCATTATTCGCGTCTGGGTTTAGCGTAGTTGTAGTTGTTTTGCGAAAGGGCTGTAGTTTTTCAGATAACATATCCATTTCATCTCCAAAACCTGATTGATTTTTAGGTTTTAAATGAGCTGTTTTAATATCATGGAAATAATTACCAAGTATATCAAGTTGAGCTTTATCAGCTATTAGATTAAACTCTTGAGGCGTTAAGTAACCTCTCTGTTCTCTATTAGCTAAAACTAACACCTTTTGATATACGTCATCTATCTTAATCATCTTACTTGTTTTATAAATATATTTTACTATATTATAGTTACATAATAAGTAGAAAGGTTAGCACTTAAATAAAAATAGCCACCCATAATGAGTGGCTATTAATATTAGTTAAAAGGATTATTAGTTTAATCTTTTTTCTATATTTGAATATATTTCCATTCCTTCATCAGTTTTAAACCAAGCAGCTAATGCTGAGTATGGATGCTCATCAAATGGAACATTCATTAGTTTTCTATCATTAGAACCCCAACTAAATGTTCGTTGATCTGACGATAATTTTAATATCCCCATTTCAGTAGCTTTAATACCGAAGTTTCTAAGCATTACATTTTCATCATTAACTAAGTCTAAGAATATTTTAGGATTTTTCTTAGCATATATTAGTAAGTCACGTTTTAACTCTTTAGAACTAATCTCTGATACCTTAGAACCCATTTCCACTCTCATAACAGCTTCAGCCATATCAATATCCAATGCTTGAGCAGCATTTAATGCTTTTATTTCTAATTCAAGAACGTCAATCTCATTCATAGCTTTAACTTCAGGCTTCCATTCTCTGTAAAGTTTATCTCTATGTGGATGGTACAGTGATAATAGTTTTTGTAAAACTGTTTTAGATTTAGGAACGTGTAATGCACCAGATCTAAAAACAATATGCTCTTGCCTTTGATCACCTTTCATTTCATCAACAAAACATGTTCTTTGATTAGAGCAGTACTTTAACTCTCTTTCGTATCCCTTTTCCTCGTCCCAATAATATATACCACTAGCTTTAATAATATACGTTAAAGGTTTTTTTCTACCATTTAAGTAATAGATTCTATCTTTATACTTCCAAGTATCTTTTTTTGGTTCGGGTTTAGCTTCTTTTTTTACCTTAGGAGTTTCAACCACTGGTTCTTCCATAATAACCGTTTCTTCAACTACAGGTTCTTCTATAGTCTCTTTCTTTTTCTTTGCCATAATATAATATATAATATAATTAATAAAAATATAAGGGCGATACTAGACCGCCCTTATAAATAAAGTATCTTACTTCATCAACATAAAGTTGTTTGCACCTTGAGTGATTAAACATCTTTCTGATAAATAATGCACCTGCATTGCATCAAGATCAGAAGTAGCAGCACCTACAGAACCCGTAGTCCACGTTTTCATTTTTCTTGATTCAGTTTGCGAAGCACGATATCTAACATGTAAGAAAGGTCTCTTAAGGTTCTTTCCTAATTGTTGATCGTAAACAGTACTAACACCAGCTGGTACAATTACACCTCTTAAAGGAGCAACAGCATCTCTAGCGTTAATACTACCTCTTGTAGCTTTGTCATTTAAGTATCTAAAGTCAGATTTGTAGAAGTCATAAGAACCTCTTCTGAATCCTGAGAAACCTAAATTTAATGCCATATCTTCGTCGTTGTCAAACACTCCGTAAGAAGTACCTCCAGCTCCGTAAGAATTCATTGAAGCAAGCATGTCGTCAATTGCTAAAGCAGTTGAACGATTTACAAACATCATGTTTTCTTCAATAGCACCTTGATTATCGAATTCAGCTAAAATAGCATCGAACTCAGCTAAGTCAGTAGCAGCGTTAACACCTGTTACACCAGTAGTTACATTACCTCTAGTTTCAATAGCAGCAAATAAACCTTCTGTACCAATTGTATTGCCAGCTAATAAACCACCAACACCGTGATCAGCGTCAGTACTTCCAGCAGCAACACCTTTAACAGCTTCTAACATTGTCATTTCTAAATAATCACCAAATCTAGCTCTTGTATCACCTTCAGCTTTTAAGTACCAAAGATAACCGTTTTGTCCAGCTTCACCAGAAACTTCAACCCAACCAATTTGAGAAGCATCAGATCCTGAGATCTCATAGTAATCTTTTATAATAATTGGTTTGTTAGAAAATGATTGATGAGTAGGTTTAACTTGTCCATAACCATTGTTAACAGTAGCTGTAGTAGCTCCTTGGCCTTGAACACCTTTACCAAATTCAGAACCGATAACTAATATCGTAGCATCAACCGTAGCACCCGCTGTAAAAGCAGCAGTGTCACCAATATCAGCATCCTCGTAAGGATAACACGTAACAGCAGCACCACTTACAACACCTACTTGACATTTGATAGCTCCTTCAGCTGTCGCTAAAATAACCATATCGTTAAGTCGTATACCGTGAGTAGTAGTTATATCATTGCCATCAATATCTTTAGCTATAGTTATAACACCAGTATTTACAACTAGTGAACCTGTATAAGATAAATGTAATCTACCTTGTTCTGACCAAACTACTTGGTCTGAGGACATTGCCTCTTCTGCTCCAACTTGAGATAAAAAACCTGAAATTGTTCTATTACCAAACACTTCAGCTTCTTTTTCCATTAAGTCAGGCAGATATTGTTGACCCCAGTCGTTACCAGCGCCACTCGTAAAATCTATATAGTTAGAAGATAGTAATGCTTTTTGTGGAGCAGCAACACTATTCAACTGACCTGTAGCACCGGAATGACCGGCACCTGGATTTGAAATTGCCATAATTTATAATTTTTTTAAGTTAATTTTTCTTTCTAATTTTAAAGGATCTATTTTTCATATCAGAAGAAGATTCACCTATCACTTTATATTTTACACCACCAACGTTTGTCTCACCGTGAGTTTGTCTAGGGTCTAAATTAATATTTTTATCTTTAGCTACTCTAGCTTTTGTAGCATCTGCTTTTCCTTGTTCATAAAAATGATTAGCAATAGCATCAGCATTCATTGCTGTAAATAAAGACTTATGATAACCTTTAGCATCTTTAATTGTAGATTCGCCTTTATCACTAAACATATTAATAAAATTACTAATATTGCTTTGTTTTGATTTAACTTTATCTACGTCTTTAACGTTAAACCTATACTTTTTGTCTCCAACTTTAAAATCAAAACCTTTGAAATTTTCGTTAAAAACCTTATTAGTTTTTTCGTTAAAATCCTTAACAGAAGCTTCATTTAACTTCTTCTGCTTTTCAGTATCCTTGCTGTGTCTATTAAAGAAATCAACAGCTTCTTGTTGTTCTTTGGTCAACTTTGACCCAGCTTTGATATCTTCATAGTATTTAGACTTTTGCCCGTCTAGATAGGCTTTAGCCTCGGCAACTTGCTCTTTGAGGGCTATTTTCTTTCTCTTAATGTCTTTAGGGTCATCAACCTCTTCATCGTAACTAAACTTCTCTTCTAACATAAAGCTTCTTTCTTCTGGAGTTAAATGAGACTTAGTTGCACGATAGTATTCATCAAGAACTTCAGAGCTATCCATTTTAGATACATCTCTGTTTAAATTAACGTAGTCTTGTAAATCACCACCTGTATCCTCCATGAAATCTACAAGTTTTTGTATATTTTCAGGTAATGGTTCTCCAGTTTCTTTTGCCTCAATTACAGCGTCTTTAACTGCCTCTTCAGTTTTCTCTATGTCATCTTCTTTAACTTCATTAGTATCTTCTTCTGTAACCTCTTCTAACACAGGTACTTCTTCTTGCACAACTGACTCCTCGACTACGTCCACCTTTTCTTCTTTAGCGGGTTCTTCTTTAACCTCTTCGCTTTCTTCAGATGGTGGATTATTTAAATCTACTTTAATAACACTGTCATCTCCAGCGCTTTCAAATTTAGATTCATCTGTTTTTTCTTCAACAACCTCTTCCACTGGTTGTTCAACTTGTTCTTCGGTAACTTCTTCAAGCACCTCTTTGTTTTCTTCTGTCATAATAAAATTTTATAAAATATTAAAAATTAGGTTAGAACCTGTCTAAATTAGCTCCCCCTGTAACTATATCATTACCTGATGACTCAAAGTTATTAAATGAATCACCCTGTTTTCTTTGTCCTATCATTTGTTTTTGATGAGCAGCTTGTCTATCTACTCTTTTATCTTTTCTATCCTCTCTGATATTTTCTCTTTCGTTATTGATGCTCTTTTCCATGCCCTTTATCTTAGAGTTTAGTTCAAACTCTAACATCATTAAATCTTTTTTAGACTGAACTTCTTGTTGTAAGTACTGTATTTTCAATTGATTCTTTGTAGCTTCTAGTTGACTGTCTATATCTGCTTTAGCTTGATTTTTCTGCATTTCTGCTTGAGCTTGAGCTTGAACTTGTTGTTGTTGAGCTTCAGATTGAGCCTGTATGTTTTGTTGTTGAATTATCTGATCTCTCTCTAGTTTTCTTTTTCTCTTAACCTTAAGAAGTTGATTAGCTAGTTTTAAGTTTCTAACCTCACGTAAATCAATAGCATCATCTAGTTCTATTAACTGCTGAGCAAGTGCTTGTTGAATATTATTTTCTAATAACATTTTTTCTTCTTCGTCTGGTAGTAGTTCTATAAATATACCAAAATCATGAAGATGAAGTTCTTTTAATTCGTCTAGTGTTGCTACGTTGTGAGCACCTATAGCTTGAATAAAAGCGTTTTTTGTAGGTGAGTATTCTACAATATCAGAAATTCTTAAAGATAAACACTCAGCAACCTCAACTGTCAAAAACATCATTGATTGTAATATATGTCTCGTAGCCGTGTTTGAATTAGCAGCTGCTAGTTTTTGCACACCCACTAAAGCATTTTTATCTGGAGTTGTAGCATCTACAGCTTCATTTAATCCGGTTACATCTCTTATCATTTGTAAATAATAATTATATGTTTGAATTAATGACTGCATTTTACCCCCAGCTGCCCCATGATTAATTTGCTGTATTGGCACCTTACCTGGATTCATGTCACCATCAGAGGTGAAACTTCTACCTATAACACTACCAGTTTGAAAGAACATATTTAAAGCTTCCTGTGGATTATAGTTTGTTCCATTACCCAAATCTATCTCAGCAAGTCCATCAGCATCAAGATAAACACCATCTGGTACCATTCTTGACATAACTTGCTGTAGCTTTAAATGTGTTAACTGAATCATATCAGCAAAACCAGTTATTCTACTAACTATAGATTCTATTTTACCTTTATACATTCTCGGTGCAACAACTTGATAGTTCATTTTTACCTTACTAAAGTCAGAATCGCTCCTCATCATATTAGAAGCCATTTGCCATTTTAATAATTTTTGACAACCCAATAAATACACACCTTCGTACATTGTTTCTACAACTCTTTCTAACTTGCTAAAATCTCCATCCATATCGTTTGGTGGATTAAACGTATCGTCTTTTGGAATGATTTTTTCTGCACCACTACTTGTTTTCTTTAGCTTATATACATCATTTGCGTGAGTCTTGTAATTAAAGTATAATACTTCAACTTTATTTTTATCACTACCCGTGTTATATCTATTGTTGCTATGAGTTGCTATATTAGAATTTTCTGATATTTCTTTTATGTCTTCTTCAGTTAATTCAGGGAATTGTTTTACTAATTCATTTATTGGTATCTCTTTAACTTCTCCAACATAATACATGTCATCAAAATAAGGAGATTCAGTGTATGAATAAACTAAGTTAGCTGGATCAACATATTCAGCTCTAGCTCCATCACTCCAGTTGAATGTAGTCTTAGTGGCTCCAATACCTATTGTTGTTAAATCATAAAGACAACGTCTTCTTATTAAATCATAATTACTACCTTCCATTAAAACATTTATAGCTTGTTCTTCAGCTAGCTCAATAGATTGTTTGTAATTAAGTTGCATGTGTAGCGCTAATTCCTCTTGTGTTTCAGGTAGTGTTTCTTTTGGATTTTCGTATAAATTTATATCAAAAGCGGCTTTAGCTAAATCATTGAATTCTTTACTTTTCATATCTCTAAGTATAGACTCCATGTACTTTGTTCGCTTACTAACACCATGTTGATCTTGAGAGAAGCAATTTATTTCAAAGTTTCTTTGTGCCATACCATTGACAACTATGTCAACAAACTTAGGGATAATAGGTACTGGTTTCCAGTCTAAATTTAAATAAGACAAGTCACCATTTATAGATAATTCGTTTTTGTATTTTTGTATTGATTGTTCCCCCCTAGCATATAGTCTTAATTGATGGAAACTATTTATATTTCCTTGAAACTTATTATTAGTTCCATCAAACCATTCTTGTTTTATAGCTTTTGCGACTTTTTCGCCATATTCCATTGACATTTTCTCAATATCACTAACCGCTTGGGATGGAAAATTTATAACAGACTCTGTCATATATTAATTTTTTATTATTGTTGATTGAAATCCTTTATTGTTATACTTGGATACGTTTAGGTTTAATGAGGTTTTTTCTCTATCTAAGTTTGGTTTATACAAATGCCTATTACAAGCCATTATGGCTAAACCAGTGCTTATCGAAGCATCGTGTTTTGTTCTTTTGTTTATATCAAACTTTGACCAATCATTTAAAGTATCGTTAAAATACATCGTACCATACGTGCCATCTTCTAATAATCCAACATGGTCATTGATATACATTTCAATTGCAGCAGCGTGAGCTTGCTTTATATCTTCACTTGAGTTAGGTATTCCACCAACTTCTTTTTCTGCGGTAGACAACTTGTTCCAAATCTTATCCGGTCTATTCATGCTAAACCTTCTATACCCTCTTCTTTTAAGATAATATAAAAGTCTTGGTTTGTTATTCTCTGCTAATATTGGCATTCCGTAAAATACTAAAGCCATTAATACGTCTTCAAAAAATATCTCAGCCGTTTGTGGTCTTGCTATATATTCTAAAAAGAATGTATTAGCTGGGGCATCTTCCATTGAAAACTTAGTTAACCCATGTAAAGCTCCTTTTGATCCAGTTCCATCAACTGTTCCTGATATATCATAAGAGTCACAGCCAAATGCCCCCATGTGTTCATTACCTGGATATTTTACGCCATTTTTTAATATAACGTTATTTTGTAACTTTCGCCCTGGAACCCAACTAACCTTAAACCTACCGTTAGGATCTGGATTAAAAGTAACTTGAGTATCTTTAACTCCATTGGTCCATTGAAAATTACCAGGTGTTATTGTTGAAGAGTTTCTAATACCCTCGTTATAATCTATTTGCTCATATATCTTAACCAAGTTAAATAAACTATTACCTGTTTCATCTCTAAATGCATGCTCTTCTGTTCTAGGAAACTGACGATAAAATTCATTTAAAGCATCTTGATCATCTTTTAATCCCTCTGCTTCATTATCCCAGTGATCTATAACTCCATAATCTATTTCTATTCCCTGTGGATCAAATGTTTTTTCTTTAGGAGTGTTAAACACGGGTTGTCCATATTCATCAATAAATCCTTCGTAGTTCCACTCCATAGGGATAAACAAAGAATATAATCCTGACTTAGTCTGTCCATTGCGGTTTCTTTTAGTGACATCTGAGTTGTTGTATAAGTTTTTAAAATTATCACCTCCTTTATCTAATGCGTTACTTGTTGAACCCATCATACACTTACCTATTATTCTACTACCTAATCGCAAACAAGTTTTTGTAACTCTCCAATTGTTTTTTATATTATCAGGTCTCTCCCATTTACCACTTTCATCGTGAACTAGTAAATTTAATTTTTCACCGTCGTAACTATTATCACCTGTATTTTTCCAGTCAATAGTTGTATCAAGACCTTCCATGTCATCTTGTTCCTCACGTTCCCTCATTTTTTTACGAGTAAACTTTTTAGCAGGAACTCTATATGCTAGTTCAGACTTTGGACGATCCATACCATCTTGTATTGGTTTGAAGAAGAATGGATAATTTAAACTAATAGGTACTACTTTGTCCGTAAACATCTTTTTAGCATCAGCACCTGTTTTAGATAATATACCAAACCTACTATCACTTGCAAGAGTAGCTTGATTAACTGTTTCAGCTGAACTCATAAAAGAAAAACCAGAACGTCTGTTTTTTAAATAACACATTCCATAACTTCTATTATCAGCTTTACAAGCTTCCCAAAATATAAAGAATAATCTATTTGCTTCTCTATAATCTGGAGCACCAACATCAATCTTACTCCACTGTAGATACATATAGTGTGTACCCGTTATATACGTTGGTTTACCATTGTTCGTAAACCAAAATCCCTCTTCTCTTCTTCTAAACTCTTCGTCTATATATCCGTAATGTTTTTCTTTAAAATCATCTGGATATGTTTGCCAATCAAATACTGTTTTAATTCTTTTAAAATCAGGATTAGCTGGAAACTGTTTCCATTTTTGCTCTTTTTGTTTTTTACTACAAGAATATACTTCTTTTGGTTGTTTAGGTAAAGCTATTTGAAAACCTTGGATTTCAAGTATTTCACCAATTTGTCCAGTCTTAGAAATAACAACAATATCATTTTCTTTATTATAACCATATTTCCACTTTTTAGACTTGTTAAGTCTTTTAATGGTATTTGATTTTATAGGTTCTACTACTTTATATAATGTTTGCTTATACATTATTTAGATCTTCCTTCTGCAAATCCTTTGAAAGTACTTTCCTTTTTCTCTTCAGTTTTACCTTCCAACATATTTTCTTCCTCGTGGATTCTATTTAATATTTCAAATGCATCAAATATAGCTAACTTCTTCGTAGCTGCCGCATTTTTTAATCTATCAGCTGATATATCCTCGTCTGAATCAACTATTTCTTCTCTAGCAACTTTAATTAACTCTTCAACCGCTTTGTGTCCAGCTTGGATTATATTCTTCTTCGTTTCCTTGATATTCATATTTAATTGTAATAAATTTATTTAAAACTCGATATAGTCTTTCATTGTTAATGAAATCCTCGCAGTGCATTCTTGGTTTAAAACCTACTAATTCGTTGTTTTTAAACATACCATCAGAATATTTTACTATACCAATTAAAGCTTTTTCATTCTCTAAACTAAACTTATTATCTTGTTTGATTGGTTTTATAAATGAAAATCCTGGCATAGCCATCCAATGTTTTTTCTTGTACAAGTATATTTGATCCTCTGATATTATGTATTTATTTTCTTTCCAGTAAGATCTACTATTTTTTTCTCTACCCTTTATATCGTGCCATCTTCTAAAAATATTGTGATGAACTATTACTTCATCACCCACGTTAATGGGTGATTGAAATAACATTGGAGTAGCGATTACTTTGGCTAACCTATTTACAAACTGATGATTATAAACTTCGGTATTTAATATTAACTCTTGTTTTCCAATTTTAACACTGTTATTATAGCGACTACCGATAGGACTAACAATATAATCTTTATAAGCATTCATTAGTATTCTAAGTTATATTCAACAGATATAGCCATATTTTTATTAAAATCTTTCCAAGGTATAACTACCTCTTCTTTTCTAATATAAATAGAATACTTGTCTTCCTCTTCTATTATATCACAAATTTTATGACCTCCATACACCTCTTGATCAACAGCGTAATGCATGGAGTCATTTTTATAATCTTTACCTATGGTAATTTTTCTAATGATATTATTTTTCATCTTTTTTCCAATTAATAGTTCCGTCCATTACGTTAACATCATCATTACCGTATTCTTTATTTAAAGTTTCTTGAAACACAGCTACTTTGTTGTTTGTTACAGCTAAATCATGTAGAAGATTGTGTTTTTGACCTTCTATTTTACCTATTGCTAGATGGATTTGATTAATAGTGCCTACTATTGATTGCAACTCCTTTAAGTGTTCTTCAGATATTTTATCTGCCTTAGGTTTTAGTTCAACCGTTTTTTCTTTTTTTGCCATTATATTTTATTTTATTTAATTATTAATTAGTAAGGTGGTTCACCGTATTTATTTTCTATATAGTTTTGAACACCTGTTATTTCTTCCTGATTTAATACTTTATTGTAATAAATAATTTCATACACTCTTGTTGCTGCAAGAAACTCAGTGCTTGGTGATGCGTAAGTTGAAAATAGAGAACCACCAATAGTATTTAAAAACGCACCCACTTGAACAGAAAAAGGACTAATAGTTCCATCAACCCCCAAGTTAAGACTTGTGTCAGTGTTATCATCACTATTTGATACACTAGTTTTAAATGAAGAGTTTATACCGTTAGAGTTATCTCCATTCCTAAGTAATCTTCCTGGTCTCAAATATGGAGCTGAAGTTGTTGTTGCAGTTTGCCCGTCTACAATAGCGGTATCATATCTAAACTTAACAGTTGTAGCTTCTAAGCCAATACCTAAACCGACTGGATCCCATTGTCTTGTTTGCGGTCCAGTAGAACCATTTAATGCTCCACGCCTCATGTATAGCTCGGGTCTATATTCATCATCATTATCTGTGTCACCATCGCCATCTGTATCACTTCGTTGAATAACTCTATACTGTAATTCACCGCTCGACTTATACTTGTCATAAAAACCACTACCAGCATCATAATCATGACCATATAATCCAAAAAGAGTCATTCTACCTGGATATCTAGTTGTTGTGTGATAAACAAAAAATATTGTTTGAGTATCATTATCATATGTTGCTGTAGATAGTTTACCAGAAACTGTATTACCTACTGACGCGTGAGCAAATAAATACATAGATTCAGATCCTGACTCTTGGTAAAAAAAAGCATGACTCTTTGAGTTCGTGCCACCAGAGGTGTAAAACAAAGGTCTATCATCTTCTGTTGTTTGTTGTAGAAATTGACCTATAGCTTCATTACCAGCTTGAGTGTAAGCTTTATTATCTATTCGATATATTTTGTCTTCATCACTAGAAACGTTGGTTGATCCAGCATCCGTGTACATCGACGAAGCATCTGTAAAGTCCCACCAACCTAGTAAATTACTAACATCACTTGGTTGGTTTATACCACCTAAATAATTAGGGTATATTAACCCACTTGATAATCCTAACATTAGTCTCCTATATAAAGCATTATTGGTGTTGCGGCATTATTGGTTACCTTTGTCCACCTGCCATATATTGTTATACCTTTTGGAAAAGTGTTTCCATTGTCTATAACATCACCTCCAGCGCCAGACTCTCCTCTGTCAGGAGAAAGAACAGCGTCATGTGCTGCAGTATTTGTTCCAGCATATTCTATTCCAGATGTTATATCATTATCAGCAACTAAACCATTAGTACTATTAAACACTGTATCTGCTAGCATTGTTATAGCCACAAACACTTTATTTGCTGGTGGAGTAATAGCTCCAGTAGTATCACTAAAAACACTACCCATTTGTCCAAATCCGTATTCTACTGTATTATGTTTATATGCCATAATTTAATTTTTATCTTTCAAATCCTAAATTAATTCTAATTGGATTAGCGCACATCATTCCGTCATTGTTGTCATAATCTACCGTGGAGTTGATTTTTGAAAAATATAATGTATTTTGTTCCACTTTTGTTATCACACCGGGGATTGCAACATCACTTCTATGTGGATAAACTTTATCGCCAACACTAAATACTAATCTAGCGTCAACACCATCAACAGTAACATAATTAATATTGTGATCGCCCGCGGTGTGATCACTACCGTTATAGAGAACGCCTGTTCCAAATTTTCTTCCGCCTTTAGTGACACAAGCAATATATATTTTATCGTAGCCAGGATTCGTGCCACTACCTTCACAATCTATTACAAATGGAAGTGAATTTCCCCAATTTGGTGTTGCAACCGCTGTAGCATTACTAGTTACTGTATAGAATTCACCACCAAGTAAAGGACCTGCTGCTGTTATTGTTTTATCATCTGTATTTTCTAGTTTGAAAGCTCCAATTAAGTTTGCTCGTAAATGTCCTGCAGTTATAGCAGCTCCTGGTGTACCTAACGATTCTGGTGCTTTACCATTAAAAGCCTTTGCTATTAGAAACTCATAAGCTTCATGATCAGCGTCAACAGCACCATCTTCACTATTGATCCAAACAGAAACACTTCTCAATAAGTTTACGCCTTTAGGAATATCAATAGCTGCCCAATCAAAAACTATATCATTTGCCTCTATTTCAACCGCAGAAGGTGAACCACTACCACCAGTCATGAAATTAGATATATCGCCATTTACTATATCTGGCGCTGCTGTTACTGTAAAAAATTTATTTTGCATAATTATTTATTATTTTGTTGTTCATTCTTTTTTGACGATCCTCCAAAGAAGAAATCGACAACCGTATTAACTTTCGCGCTCATTGCGCCAAATATTGTAGAGATAAAACTTATCTCAAATTCTCCTAGTTCTAGATCACCCATTACAAAGTATCTAAACATCATAAAGCTTAATCCAAAATATGCTAACGTGAATAATGACGCAAGTATCTTTTGAATAAGTGCATCGTCTTTATACATATCACGAGCGCTCTTTCTGTCCTCGACTTCTTTCGCGAAAGCTTCTCTTTCGGCTTCGAGTAATAAACTTTTGAGAGCAAGCTTTGCTTCATCTCTCTCTTTGTCTGTTGTAATAACCTTGTCAAGTATTCCTTCTGCATTATCTACTACTTTGCTGAATAAACCACCTATTATATTTCCTATCATCTATTATTATCTTTTATCATATCATCGATAGACTTATTCATTACCTTATCGGTGTATGATTTGTTATTAAAAAACACACTTTTCTCTGATGTAGGTATATCTTCCTCTCCTAATAATATTCGATATATTCTACTAATTAAGTGTGAGCATTTAAAAGAGGTTTTGAATACAGAGTATTTGATGGTTGTTCTGTTTCTGTGTCTCCACGTTTCTATCCAACCATTCCTCTTTAGTTTTTCCCAACGGTTCTTATCCCAACTCATGGTATATGTTCCGTCAATAAATTCTTGACGAGTGAATCTTCCTTTACAATCTAAGTAGATAAGAAGTTCTAAATCTGCGTCAGTCAACCCGTAAGTTTTACAGGCCCATTTTCTAACGAGCCTGTAATACTTAAGGATTTGTAAATCACGTAAATCGTGACTTGTTAATCTCATGGAGATTAAGCTCTATTCTGAAGTGTTATAGTAACTCCATAAATATTTATACCTCTACCAGATATAGCATTATGAACAAATTGTCCGTGTTTATGTAGATAGTGTACTTTTACCATTTCATCATAAACATTAGAATTACATAAGTCTTCCATAGCATCGCACATTTCTTTAAACTTAGCACCAGTGTGAACTATGTCAACAGTGTCAACAGTTCTATCAGCATCACCAGATTTAAATATTAATCTAGTTTTATCTAAAGAAGTTCCATCATAGTGAGTTCCCGCGTTAGCACCAGCACCAGCTGTATAAGCTAAGGGCTCAATACCTATTAAAGAAGTCGCTGGAAAACAAGTGTCAGCCCCTATAGTTGCTATTGGTAAAACAGCGGCATTAAATTGATGCTCTTCTACCCAAACAGTATCGTTAGTTGTCATAGTTATACCAGTTGCTACAGTTCCAGCAGTACCTGCTGCAACGTTATCACCAACTGTAACAACTTGATCACCAGAACCAACAATAAAAGCTGATGCACTAGTTAGATTTGTAACTTGCCCAGCTTGAATATCATCTTGGTTTTTATCAGCATCCCAAACTCCAGTTGCAGCAAACAATTGTCCAGTAACCCAATCTTTCGTGTAATCGGTTCCTCTTTTATCGTCTACAGCATCTACAGCTTTGTGAACTACTCTATAACCCAATGTTAGTGGATCAACTGAGTTTGCTTTTACTATCGGCAGCATACCACCGTTAGCATTTGTTATAGCTGTCAAAGCAGCTACATTGGAAGTAGGTGCTACACCCGCTTGCGCGTAGTAACCCTTTCTCCCAAAATATAAATAAGGTGTTTTCATTTTTTAATTATTTTTAAGAGTCAAGAGTTACAGTAATACCTGTAATCCCGCCTGGTTTAACATTCTCGATCTCGCTGAAAGCTACAACAAAACCGTCTTTATTTCTCGTGTTAGCTTTAGATACCATAGCATCCATTGCAGCTACTCTATTAACTCTATCAGCATCATCATCTCCTGAAGCATCAGTAGCTAAAACAATATCATCTGGTGCATCAAAGTGACCATTGTGTATTGCTTCAAAGTACATCGTTGCTGCTCCAGCAGCTGTAGAGTTCATAGCCATTAAGCTACTTGATCTGTACATATTGCCATCATCTGTCCAACCTGAAGCGACTGGATCAGCCATGTTAAAGTACATAAAATTTGCATCTTGTCTCATAGTTATATGTTATTGTGTTATAGCAATAGTAGTGCAAGTTACTTGAGTCGTGTCATTTAACGCTTCAAATTCCTCTGCAACAACACCATTAGCGGTGTCTACAACGGTTAATACTTTCCCACTCCCTGGGTTTGCTGCTATTCTAGCTATAGCTCTAGCTATTTTTTTGTGTATATTTGCGTCAGCTGAAATGTTAGCATGTGTTAATGTAATAACATTTACTTTACCACTAGTTCCATTTAGACCTGTTAAATTTGTAGAGTCCGTGTGGAATACCTTAGTAGTAGTAGCGCTAGCAACCTGAGTCCCTAATAAATGAGACACAGGAAAACAAGCAGCATCATTAGCACCATCACCTGCTGTTCCAGTTAAAGCAAAATATAAATAATTTTCTTTCATATTATTTTCTTTTGT